TTTAAAATATTTTCATACACTTTATAAGTCGTATTATTTAAATTTATACTTAATTAAAATGATTAAAGTATTAACAACCTGTTCTAAGAACGGCGTTGACGCTATTAACAATCTAACCGACTCGGTTGCTCTTAAATATCATGAGCAGAAAATCAACGGTGCTTGGACTCACAAGTACCATATGACCGATGTCGAGATTAAGTGGTTGCAAATGTGCTTTCCACGTTTTTATGTATACCCCTTCGGCCCGTATAAGCATTCTGAACATCCTGTTTTGGCTGCTTTGAATCAGTATTGCAACGAAGATGCTGCGAAACAAGTTGCAATATATCGTACTAAAGGTCTCCGCACTATGACCATCGGTGATTCGGTTGACTGCAATATCAAAGCCGATCATAATTGTTTGCTTTTAAACAGCTCAAGGGAAGACTATCGTATCGCATGTACAACCAACGATAGTTACAAACCGCACGTTGTTCTTGATTTGGAAACAAATCATTGCGTTAGTGGTTCTGAAAATTGTTTTTATAAGGCTGATCATGGTTTTGCCGTCCATTCAGTCTATGATATGTCTATGCGTGATGTTGCACAAGTGTTTGCTAACCATTCTCTGCAAACATTAACTTGTTATATGTATTTTACAACAACTTTAATGAAAGGCAACCACGTTGACCCGTTTCCATTCTTTTATGTTCAAAATGACGGCGTCAAATCTAAATTTGTTATGTGTGATGAGTCAATTATATACACACATGACACAGCAAAATGGCAAGCTTGGCACAACACTACATCAATTGAATGTGCTGATTTTAATTTAATATTTGAGGTTGTGCGATCGTACGGCCCATTGCGTATTATTAAAATTGTTAGAGTTAGAAAGAATGAATTAGGTAATGTGTCTCGTTGTGTTCCTTTAACAAAAATATTCCCGGATAGTGTTTTGGTACCTGATATGTATGCAGCAGTTAAGATGGGTTTTCGTGTTGAGCAGAAGAATTTGAAACACTTTGTCGTGCCACTTTACATCGTCACGGCTATAATGGCATACATACAGCGTGCTGCTGATGAAGGTTATAAGTTCCCGGAGATTGCAACATACTGGTCTGGTATAATTAGACGCATTACTATCGGAGATAACATCGTGCAACAGTCGTTCGTCGCACCTCCTGAAGTATTATATCGTATTTTAATTGCTTTATTTTTACTGGGAGCACTTCAAAGAACAGACAGAACTAAAACTATCAGTGAAGCTTTCAGTTACATCAAGAGTCACATCAAACTGTCTGGTGTTTGTGTCTATTTTCAAGTTAAATTGCAAAAATTTTTAAATAGATTTAGTGAGAATGCTAGGTCATGGCAAGCTAATAAAGATCTGAAAATAACATCTGATTGCAATGGTCTAGCCGAATATGGTTTTTGGTTTGAAGATTTTAGAATAATTCCTGTTACTGATTACGAGGTTAATGAGAATCATAAATTTGATTGTATGTTTAATAAGATTTCATCGGATTTACCACCAAGTATTAAGAATTTAGAATCAGTATCAAGAGATGTTGTTGATGATTACTTGGATCCAACACCTGATCCAAAACAAAAAGATATTATTGATACTCCTGCTAAGATCGTTGATAAATTTCCACCTATACCAAAAGTTGCTCCGAAGATTTTACCATCTATACCGGAACAACCGAAGGTCACACCTGTATCATTCATTGATAAATTGCGGTATAGGTTGGCACGCAAGAAACGTGAATTAATCATCAATCCTGGTGCATCTCGGTTTTTATATAACATTGATGCTGGTGATTTACAAGGTGATAGTGTAAACAACAATGAGAAGGATAAAACAACAACTATTAATAAGAATGTGAAATTAACATCTGAACAGCTTAAGGTTCGTGACGGTCGGTTTAGAAGGAAAATCACAACCGCATCACTCTCTTCTGAAGATGAAATGTTCATCCGTAATTTATTCAACGATGATGAATCTGATGGAAGTGAAACCGTTGAGAGTGTTGCTGAAACCACCGAGGATAGTTCTGGTTGGGTAACGACCGATGATGATGATAGTGCTTCTACATCTAGTGCTATCAACAATCCACCTCCGGCTGGCATACTTTATCAAGGTGCTAATTTCTATGATTGGACTAGTAACCCTAGGTTATCTAGTGGTGTTTGGAAAGGTGATGTTCCGAATAGATTTTTGGTTGGTCATTGCGCCATCGAATCTTTTTATACGGCTGGTCAAAAGGCTGGCTATTTAAGTCCCACTTTGGATGTACGATTTATGCTTCAGTGGGTTGCTAATTGTTTGATGGAGCATTTACCAAACAATGTTAAGTTGAATCGGAATATCATCGATGCATACATCACTCGTGGAAATTTTACTGGTTCTGATATTAGCAATATTGCTTTGGAGTTGTTGGCACAATCTTTTAAATTGAATGTTTATATTATCTCTGTTGCTAAATGGGGTCAAAATTCTTGTTATCTGTATGGTGATGCTAAACGTAACATCTTGATTTACCATACAGGTGACCATTTTACCGCTAAACCGATTGGTGGTGCAATTCGTAAGTATGTTGAAATCCTACAGGACTTGAATCTCAAGACTCATCCACGTGTACTCGATTTATCTTGTGCACCTGGGTTTGTCACCAAACATCTGCGGTCCCGTGGTTTCAACGTTTTTTCTGGTTATTATAAAGGCAGGGATTATTTGAAGATTAACAAATCAATTAAACCAGATTTTATATATGATGATATATCTCAGTTATTTTCACATCTTAAAGCTAAATCCATGAAATTTGATGTTATCATTAATGATATTGGTCGTCCTGTAAATAGTGAAGCAATCATTGATATGGCTAATGAAACGGCTATTCAGTTTCTTAATGATGGTGGGTATTTGTATACAAAAACATTCGCTAATCCTCATCATCTTTGGTCAATGAAATGTTGGTCTGATATCACATTACCATATGAGTCAAAAACATGTACAGAGAGAATTTTTAGATGTGTATATCAACAAGGTCGCGATATCAATGATTTTTATAAGTATTATGATAGACCCGGTTGGAATCGTCGTATAACCGTCCATGTTATACCTACTCAAGATCATTATACATTTTCCAACCTTTTCTTTAATGGTAAGTTGGGTGATTTGGATTTAGCCAGTTTTCGCCCTTCGGATACTAACAACGATCCAGAGGGAACAACTTTCGAAGTTGATTGTCTTTCAGGTTTTGCTAGTGCGAGCAAAACAACATATGCCATTAAACACTACCGGAACGCAGTTTTCATCGCTCCATCTTTGAAATTGCGTGATGAACATTTATCCCGTGGTGTAATGTCTTACACGCCGCATATGTTCTTTAGCACAAAAAATGATTTTTCAAAATATACTCATGTTGTTGTTGATGAGGCTTTTCAAATGAATGTTTGTTATTTTTCTTTAATTAACCATGTTTATCCTAAATTACGTATAGTTTGTTTAGGTGATGTACATCAAACACCTGCCTGCGATTTCATCAAAGCGGGTTGTTTCAAAACGTTATATGATTATGGATTACGTAATAATTTAATTGATGTTTATAAGATGCCCAAAGATGTTGTCGAATCTGTAAATAAGACATTAGGTTTCAATATCCGAACACATTCGAATATTAGTAAAAGTATTTATACTTATATAGGTAAACTCGATAAATTAGTAACATCAAAATTGCCTATTATTGTGTTTAATCACGCCACCTGTGAACGTTTGATTGGTATGGGTGCTAATGCTCATACTATCACAACTTACACTGGTTCGCGCGCACCGATTGTTGTGTTCTATATTGATTCCGCGTCCATTGAATCTCAATTATTAGCCAAAAGTAAATATGTGTACACAGCATTATCTCGTCACACAGATGCTTTGGTTTTGTTCGGTGATGTCGATGGGTTAGTTAAAAGATATAACATTGCTCCAACACCTATATCTAAGTTGGAAGATATTATGGGTATTCACATATCACATGCTATTGATTTACCTGAAGAAAATGAAGTCGTGCCGACAGTTGCACCTGGTTTACATCGTGATGTTGGGTCTAAGAAAGTTGCTCAAGCGATCATTTCAAATGTTTTACATCCTGTTAATGATCCGAGCGGTGATTTCATCAGTACAGCTACACTCAACGTTCCAACAGTTGAATCTGGTAAACTACGGATTAATAAGGATATGTTGCATGACTATGGTAAAGAAAGTACCGTTCATCGCCTTCAAGAGCAAAAGTTTGCTAAACATCAAATGTCTAATAACGTTC